GACGCCCTCGGATGCGTCCCGGACCACCAGGGCCCGCGGGTGTTACTGGGCGGGGGTGCCGTACAGCTCGACGAGCTCGTCACGCTTGAGCGCGACGACGTCCTCGAGCGCCGCGCCCTTGGCGACGGCGTAGGCGGCCCACTCGTCCTTGGAGCCGTTGCGTGCCGGCTCCTCGAGGACGACGGCGTCACCGTCGCCGTTCCCGTCCTGGCTGCCGTCCGGGTCCCCCTCGGGGTCACCGGCCGGGTCGTCGTCCTCGTCCTCGGGGTCCTGGCCGGGCTCGTGCAGGAGCACGACCTCGTCCTGGCCCGCGAGGATGTCGGCCGGGCCGATGAGCCCCACCTCGAGGTTGTGCGCGATCTCCTCCTCGGTCGCGGAGTCCGGCACCAGCGCACCCTGGTAGAGCAGGGTTCGGTACGGCTTGCCGTCGAGCGGGGAGATGGTGGTGAGGTACGCGCACGCACCCAGGACCACGTAGGAGCTCATGGGTGCCTCCTCAGGCGCCGGTGATGCGCCAGGCAGCGCCCGGCTCCTGGATGACCGGGACCGTCTTGCGGCGGCCCTGGATGTCGACGGCGTCGATCTCCGCCTGCTCGATGACCTTCGTGAACACGGCCATGTCCGAGACGTTGTAGCCCGGCAGGGACGCGCCCTCGTCGGCCATGCCGCCGATCTGCGTCGAGTCGACGACGTACACCGTCGAGGTGACGGGGAGGTTCGGCGTGACGACGATCGTCAGGCCGGCGATCTTCTCGATCTCGCCGGTGTAGATCGGGTTGTCCGAGGTCTCCCGCTTGAGCAGGCCGGACACGATCTGGTTGTTGGTCAGCGCCGCGTAGCGGTCGTCGTCCATCACGATCGTGTCGGGCTTGTAGCCCATGTTCAGCTTGCGGATCTGGGCCTTCGCCTTCTGGATGTCGTAGAACGGCGTCGCGGTCGCGATGGTGCCCCACGCGGTGGTCGCGGCGGTGTTCTGCGTGACGGCCGACTCGAGCGCGGCCATAGTGACGCCGTCGACCTGCTTGATGATCGAGTTGACCAGCTTGCGGAGCTTGCGGTCGAGCACCGAGGGGACGGTCTCGCGCTCGACCTCCTCCTCCGTGATGCGGACCTTCTGGCCCCACTTCACGACCGCGGCGAGCGCGGCCGTGCCGGTCGGGGTCTCCGCGAACGGGTACTCGCCGCCGGGGTTGACGGGCTCCACCGTGCGGTCGGTGACGAACGGCTCCGACTGCTCGTAGAGCACGGCGCCGCCGCTCGAGCGGAACCGGGCGGTGAGGATCTGGTCGGAGACGAACCGCAGGTCGCGGAAGTCCCTCAGGCGCCGACGGATGTTCGTCGGGTTCTGCAGGAAGCGGCTGATGGTGAGCAGGTCGCCCGAGAGGGTCGGGGCGGCTGCCGGGTAGGTCATGGGCATGGCCTAGATCCCTTCGGGTTAGCGGGCGGTCCAGCGGACCTTGTTGCCCGCGGTGGCCGTGGTGAGGGCGGTGCCGATCAGGGTGCCGGCGGCCGCGAGGGTGCCGAGGACGCCGGTGGCGACACCGCCGGACGCCGCGGACGACAGGGGGTCGCCGGCGGTGGAGCCGGCGGGGCTGACGGACTCGTGGACGGGGCCCACGAGCGGCCAGATGGTGACCTTCGCGCCGTTCGCGGCGTCGGTCGCGGCGACGCCGACGACGGCACCGGACGCACCGGCCGACGGGCCGACGGTGCCGGCGCCGGTCACGACGACGAGCTGGCCGCCCGTGATCGCGGCGGACGCCTGCAGCGTGAAGGGGTTGTTCCCGTTCGCGAGGACCGGGCTGTAGTCGGCCATGGCTCAGGCCTCCGTTCCGTAGATGGCGGCGTACTCGGCGCTGGGCGCGTCGGACTCCTTGAGCGGGGTGGTGCCGGCGCCGAGGCCGATGACCTGGCCGTAGCCGGACTCGGCGAGCAGCTCGGCGGCCTCGGCCTCGGCGTCGGTGCGCGCGGCCTCGATCGCGGCCGTGAGCGCGGCCTCGTCGAGGTCGCCGCTGTCGGTCGCGGGGGCCGCGGCGACGAGCGCCTCGGTGACGCGGGTGCGGGTGCGGGCCGAGATGTTGGCCTCGGCGAGCGCGGCGGTGACGATCGGTCGCGCGGCGTCGCGGCGACGGTGGGCAGCGAGCTCGGCTCGTGCCGCGTCGCGCTCGGCCGTCACGGTGGGCAGCTGCTCGGCGGCCTCGCGGAGCGTCTGCACCTCCGCCTCGGTGAGCTCGGGCATGGCGTCCTCCTGGGACTCCTGGGTGGGCACGGGCAGCGGGTCGCTGGCCGGCTGGCCCGCCTCGGTGGCGGGGGTCTCGGTGGCGACGGCCTCGAGGGCGGCGTCGGCGATGGGGGTGGCGGTGTCGGCCTCGGCGACGGGCACGAACACGGTCTGCTGGTGCACGGGGGTGCGGTCACCGGTGAGGGTGACGACGCCGTCGGTGACCGTGTAGGCCTGCTGGAACAGGTCGGTGGAGTCGGGGGTCTCGATGGAGAAGACGGCCCACTCGTCGGTGTAGTCGCGGACCCACGTGTAGGTGTCCTGGCCGCCGTAGGTGTCTCGGACGGCGTCGGACACGGCCTGGGAGAGGTCGTTCGCGGTCATGCCATGGCCCTCGACGATGACGGCGGACTCGACGAGCTGGAACGAGCCGCCGCGGCCGGCCTTGGTGACGAAGTCGACGGACGCGACCGGGCCGATCGACTGGACGACGCCGTTCTCGATGACGCCGTCGGCGCGGATGCTGACGCCGATGTCGTCCTGCATCTCGGCGAGCATCGACCGGAACCGGGGGTAGATCTTCGCGGGCGCCTTCAGCGCGCTGCCGTCCCACGTGGCGGCCTCGGTGAGGACACCGGCGAGGCGGTCCAGGGACCGTTCGGGGCGCTCCCCGGGGGTGGGGTGGTCGAGGTACATGTGGGTGCCGGCGGGGAAGACGGCGTCGTTCGCTGCGGCCTCGAGGACCGCGGCGGGGTACTCCCCGGACGAGCCGCGGCCCGGGGTGATGAGGGTGACCAGGGCGGTGCCCGCGGTGGTGGTCTCGGTGAGGGTGACGGTCCCGGCCTCGGCCAGGCTCTGGCGGTCCGGCACGGCGGCCTCCTACGGTGGGCGGATGGACGAGCGGGCATGCGACGAGCACGAGTGGCGGCTCGTCGAGGTGGTCCTGCAGATGCCGGGGTCGCTGTCGACCTACACGTGCACCCGCTGCGAGGCGGTGCTGCCCGTCCCTTCAGGGCAGATGAAGCCGGGGACGGTCTAGGAAGCGCGGCGCCGCGGAGTGCGGCGTCGGTCTGCTGCTCGCCGGCACTCGCGGCACTGGCGCCCGTTGCGCGGGTCCAGGTAGGTGTTCTCCGGGGTGAACTCGTGGCCCTGCGGACAGGTGGTGTTCCGGAGCTTCATCGCGGTCGGAGACGTCGAGCGGGCGTTGTTGACCTGCGGCGGCACGGCCTCGAGGTGACGCCACTGCACGCAGTCGCGGACGCGGCACAGGTGGTCGACCTCATACCCGTCCGGGATGGGCCCGATGAACAGCTCGTGGGCGACGCGGTGCGCGTAGGTGATCTTCTCGCCGTCCCAGAACTTGCCGTAGCCGTCCCGGTCGATGTACCCCTGCCAGCGCAGGCAGCCGTTCTCGTCCTCGCGGACCTTGGCCGCGAAGCGGGCGGGAGCGGTGGCGTTGGGCATCGTCAGGATCGTCTCAGCCGGCTCTGACAAGGGACCGGACCGCAGTGGCCTGGTAGGAGGGCCGCCAGCCTGGGTTGGTGTGCTTCGTCGCGAGCTGCTCCCACGAGGCCGCACCGGACCGCAGCGCGGCCAGCCGTGACGGCCCCATGATGCGGTTCTGCACCGCGGTGGGCTGGTCGTTGAACCACGCCTGCGCGTCGGGGAAGACGTCGGCGGGCTCGTCGAGGTCGATGCCGAGGTCCCGCCACGACTTCGTGATCGGGACCGCAGCGCACCGGCAGTTCGGGTGCCCGGACGGGCCGGGCTCGCCGGCCTTGTGCACGGTCCCGTTCATGGCCAGGCAGGCGGGGCAGGTCCGCGACGACAACTCGCAGAGCCACTTCCACCCGGACAGCACGTCCGCGTTCGCTTCGCGCTGCGCCTGCGCGCCGGCACGGTGAGCGTCGAGGATCTCGGTGCGGGAGATCGTGAGGGCGCGGGTGAGGCCACCGTTGAACGCGCCCTGCGTGCGGCGCAGCATCTCCGCCGCGGTCGTGCGGGGGTTCTCCCCGACGACGACGCCGCGGATCAGCGCCGACCGCATCGCATCGGTCGCGGCCGCGGCCAGGGGGCGGGTCAGGGACGTGATCTGCTCGGTGACGCGCTGCACGATCGCGTCGATCGCGTCCTGCGGCAGCCGGTCGAACGCGATCCCGACGGTGACGGACGGGGGGAGCTGCGAGTCGACGATGCCAGCCTGTGCTCCAGCGCCGGCGTCGATCGCGTCGAGGGCGTCGATGATGATCGAGACGCGGGCCGTCTCGGCGAGCTGCTCGAGGCGGGCCTGCGCGAGGTCGAGGGCGCGTCGGGCGACGGTGGATCGGCGGATCTGCGCCCTGCTTGGCCAGTGCCCGGGGCGGATGGTGAGGAGGTCCGCGATCGCGGCGTCGAACTCGATCGACAGGTCGTCCCAGGCGCGGACCCACGCCTCGACGAGGCGCCGCGCGCTGGCGTCGGTGATGCGGCGGGCGTCGCGGCGCATCTCGTCGACGAGGCGCTGCGTCTCGCGGGTGTACGCCACGGTCAGGCCCGGGACAGAACGGCGGCGGGGTCCTGGCCGGCGTTGAACGCGTCGACGGCGGCCTGCCCTGCGGAGGCCTGCGGGTCGATGAACTGGCCGTTCTCGTCGGTGACCTGCTCGAGGATCTCGTCGACGTCGTCGACGCGCAGGGCCTGCAGGAGCAGCCGCAGCACGACGAGGCGGGGGATGGTGTCGGTGGAGTCGGCCTGCACGATCGCGGCGACCATCGCGGCGGGGTCGATCTCGTCCAGCGGCGGCCAGGTCACCTCGAGGGTGCGGCTGGTGTCGCCGTCGAGGGTGTAGACCTCGCGGCCGGTGTAGGGGTCGCGGATGATCGTGCCCTTGAGCGGGCCCTGCGGTGCCTTGACCGCCTGGTCGATGACGTACCCGACGATCGCAGTGAACGTCTCCGTCCACGCGGCGCGGCGCAGCGCGGCCATGTCCTCGGTGGGGCGATCGAGGGTCTCGGCGGTGGCGCGGGCGCCGGTGGTGCCGGGGTCGCCGAGGAGCATCGTGACGGGGACGTCGAGGGCTGCGGCGACCATCGCCGCGAGGGGCCGACCGGACTCGGAGTCGATGGTGGCGCCGGTCTTCGGGATGGCCTCGAGGGTGACGTCTCCGCTGCCGGTCGCGGTCGCACCGACGGTGCCGGCAGCGCCGGCGGTCGCGATCTTCGCCGCGATGCCGGTGGTCTTCGACGCCTTTGAGGTGGCACGCCACGCGAACATCGACAGGGCCTTCACGAGCTTGGCCCAGTCCTCGAGGAACACCGAGTAGGCGCGGGCCCAGTCGATCGCGGCGAACGCGTCACCGAGGCCGAACTGCCATCCGTCGAGCCGGTTCACGGCCATGTGGTGCACGGGGGCGTCCCACTGCACGTCGATGGGCTCACGGTTCTCGATCGATAGCTTCTTCGCCCGCACGGCGGGCCGGTAGCCGACGGCGGGGTAGAACGCCTGACGGGTCTCGTACTTCGTGCGGCCGGCGTCGATGGTGCGCACGGTCCACTCCCGCAGGTACAGCCACGGCTCGGAGGAGTCCTCGGGGTTGGTGATGATCTCGACGACCTGGTCCCACGGCAGCCGCCGGACCTGCACGGCACCGGTGGCGGGGTTGGTGAACAGCGCGAAGAACACCTGACCGTCGGTGCCGAGGGACCGTTCGTTGACGTCGTGCTCGAGCAGCGCGTTGCCGGGGGTGTCGAGGAAGGCCTGCACGATGGTGTTGACGTCCTGCTCGCCGTCGCGGCTGCCGGTGGCGCGGGCGGCGATCTGCACGCCGCCTCCCCACACGTAGGACGCGCGCAGGTTCAGGCCGCGGCGGATCAGCGGGTTCGCGACGGCGTGCGCGCGGCACACGGCGGTCACCTCGGTGAGGTTCTCCCGCGCGAAGACGCCGTCGTTGTCGGACAGGGTGCGCAGCCAGTCGGTGGTGGTGACCTGCGCGGCCTCCTCGAGCAGCGCGGCCATGCCGCGGATCTCCTCGACGAGCTCGGCGTTGTCCTCGAGGGCAGCGGCCAGAGCGTCGGTCATCTGGCGGCCCTCCCTAGTAGTCGGTGATGCGGTAGTCCGCGACGTCGTCATCGACGTCGTCCTGGGTGACGACCGGGGTGCCGGTCAGCATCGGGGTGAGCAGGAGCCGGGTCAGAGCCTGGCTGGTGGCGTCGACCTGGTCGTCGTGGGCGCCGTTCGGGAACGCTGCGGCCTCCTCCACGAGGTCGCCGACCCACGGCGCGAGGTTCGGGTGAGGGAGGTGCACGTTGCCGGCCTCGATGAACGGCGCGACGGCCTGCGCACGGGACTCCTTCGACCCGTGGGGCTCCTCGGCGACGAGGCCGGGGACGCGGCGCTGCAGCGCGGCGATGACGGCGGGCCCGTTGGCCTTGTCCTCGACGAGCTTGAGCGCGGCCTGGGGCCAGCGCGCCGTCATCGCGACGACGGCCCGCGCGGTGTCCGGGAACGCGAGCCGGGCGTGGACCTGGTCGAGGAGGTACGCGTGGACCCCGTCGGTGAACCACACCTGGCCGACGACGAAGTCGGACTTGCTGGTCGCCTTGAACGCCATGTCCCAGGACTGGATGAGGATGCCGCCGCCGTCGGCGCGGGGCACGAACCGAGACCCATCCGGGCGCTCCACCCAGATGGGATTGTCGTAGTACGTCCACCAGGAGCGCTGCCAGACGCCGCCCTCGGCGGGGGAGGGGCGGCCCTGGTAGAGCGCGTTCCAGGTGCGCGACCCGGAACGGACCTTGATGGCTTCCCACTGGGCGACGCTGCGGCCACGGGCGGAGCGCATGTACTCGCCCGGTGCGCGACCCAGCGGGTCAGTCTCGCCACGGGCCGGGTCGTGGTCGGCCTGCGCGGGGATGTTGACGACGGTCCACAGGTCGCCGTCTTCGGCGTCGAGGAGCCGGCCGGTGAGGTCGTCCTCGTGCCAGCGGGTCTGGATGACGACGACGGTCGCGCCGGGTGCGAGGCGGGGGCCGCCGACGTCGGTCCACCAGTCCCAGGCGCGCTGCCGGTACCGGAGGGAGTCGGCCTCGACACGGTCCTTGAACGGGTCATCGACGATGAGGAGGTCGACGGGGCGGCCGGTGAGTGCACCGCCGATGCCGGCGGAGTAGACGCCGCCGTCGTGGCCGGCGAGCTGCCACTCGTGCTGGGCGGCGAGGTCGTCGCGGACACGGAGCCCCAGGCCGGGGTTCATCGTGATGTCGTCGCGGATGACGCGGCCCCAGCGTCGGGCGACGCCGAGCTCGTAGGACACGACCGCGATGCGCAGGTCGGGGTACTGCTCGAGCGCCCACAGCGGGAACCAGCGTGACGCCCGCTGGGACTTGCCCTCCTGCGGCGGCATCGAGATGACGAGGCGGCCGTCGTCGGCGTCGAGCGCGTCGACGAGGGCCCGGTCGATGAGCTCGAGCGCCGGCGTCTGCTTCACCCGCGGGTCGAGGGCCTGCGCGAGCGCACCCGGGGTGGGGTACGTGCGCGTGGGTGCTTCGAAGGCGCGGGCGGCGAACTCCCAGGCGGTGGCGTTCACGGGTCCACCACCGCCCGAGACTCGCCTAGTCGTTCCTGATGACCACTGCGTCGAGCCACTTGCCCGGCGCATAGATCGCGGCGACGTGGAGGCTCTGGCCGGCTCGCCGCTTGACGATGAGGTGCCCGTCGGAGACGTCGATTGTGGACGCGTCGTCGTGGGTGATGTCCGCGGCGGAGTTGCCGGAGGGGTGACGAGAGATGGTGACCGTGACTGGCATCTGTTGACCCGTTCGTGCGGGGAGCCCCGTGCTCCCGTTCACCATCGACGATACGGGCGCCCACCCACGAAATCGCGTCGCCAAACGACGAAGCCTCCGCACGCAGTCGCGTCGGAGGCTCTGCCACCTCTGGTGGTCTTAGCAGAACCGTACCGGGGAACTTCCGGCCGTCAAGCACCACGTCGACCCTCGGCGCGTCGCTGGGTCTTCTCCTGCTCGCGCTGCCGTGCGTCGATCGCGAGGTCGCGGACGTCACCGACCCGGTACAGGCGCCGGCCGGCCTGGTCACGGCCGCGGGGGGCGAGGCGGCCCGAGCGCTCCCACCACCGGATCTGGTCCTCGCGGACACCGGTGCCGGTGGTGGTGGCGAGACCTCGGGCGATGTCGGACGCGGTGGCGAGGCGGTCGTCGAGGGCTTCGGCGAGCCACTCCCGGCGCTGCCGGACGTCGTGCTCGGTGCCGCATGTCCGGCAGGTGGTGGTCCGGCAGCGGTCGCACACGTGGTCCTTGCCCTGGTCGGAGTGGTCGAGTGCGTAGACCTCCTCGGGGCAGAGCTGGCCGGTGTTGAGGGGGTCGGCGAGGCACGTCCCGAGGTACAGGCGCGGCGCGGGGGTGTCGGCAGCGGCGAGGAGCTGCCGACTGGTGCGGGCGATCGCGGCCTTGAACGCGGGACCGCCGGAGTCGACGCGGGTGAGGAACGGGATGTTGTCCTTGAGGATCTCGACGAGGAGCCTGTGCGAGCTGGTGATGATCCAGCGGGGCCCGGTGAGGTGGTCGCGGTACTGGCGGAGGCGGTCGCGGCGGGCTCGGCCGGCGTCGTTGAGGCCGCGACGTGGGGGCCGGTCGAGCTGCTCGAGCGCGGCGAGCTCGCGGTCGATGGCCGGAAGGGCGCTCTTCGCCCAGGACACGAGCATCGCCATGGACTGCGCGAGCGCCTTGGAGGCGCGTTCGTCCCAGGCGATGACGGGGTCGGCGGATGAGCGGCCGCCGTTGCGGTCTCCGGTGTTGGTCTGGCGGGTGATGGTGAGATTGAGGTCGTCGACGAGGCTGGGGAGGTCCTCGAGCTGGGTGCGCAGCTCGTCGAGGCAGGCGTCGCACAGGGCGCTCGTGGAGGCGGCGGGGATGGGCTTGCCGCAGTCGCACGTCCCGGTCTGGTGGTTGCTCACTGGTCCGCCTCCGACTCGAACAGGTCGTGAAGCTCCTGGCGTTCCGCGGTACGGAACAGACCGACCCGTTGGAAGATGTCCAGACCGTCGGACCATGACGTTCGGACGACGACGTCCCCGTCGGTGTCGATGACCTTGGCGACGATGACCGCGCCGGCGATGAGGTCTCCGGGGTTGAGCGTGAACCCGATCCCGAGGTAGGTGAGCAGCTCGTGGGCGTTCATCGTGGTGTCGTCCGGCGAGTCGCTCATGAGCCGGCCTCGGCCATCAGAGCAGCGCCTAGCTGCTCGCGGGTCTCGGGGTCCATCTTGACGAGGCGGAGGGGCCCGGCCGGGGTGTCGCGGATCCACGTGTAGGGCTTGCCGGCGAGGACGGTGTGCATGACGACCTCGTGGGGCGTGGTGACGGCGTCGGCTTCGGTGGGTGCGGACACGGGTGGGCTCCTCAGTTCGGGGACGTGTGGCGCGGGCACGGGCAGGTCGGGCGGTGCGGGACGAGCAGCGACTGCGAGCCGTCATCGCGCACGAGCACCAAGAACTCGACCTCGACGTCGGGCAGCGGGATCAGGCCGAGCGGGGTGATCGCGGCGCGGTGCATGACCTCGACGTGGCGGTGCAGCTGCATCAGGCACCGCCGGCGATCGCGCGGAGGTGCCGCGGCACCACGGTCGTCACGAGCTTCTGCTGCGCCGGCGTGAGCCGCAGGTCGTCGAGGATCGACCGGATCACGTCGGCGAGGAGCTGGCCCTGCTGCTCCGCGAGCTGCACGCGCCGCTCCTCGACGCCGGCACGCAGCGCTTCACGGCACACGTCGACGAGGTGCTTGCGCTCGTCGCGGTACAGCACCAGCCACGCGTTCGGCTTCGCCTCGTAGGTCCTGCCTCGGTCGTCGCCGCCCTCCTTGATCCGGGTCATGCCCCAGACCAGGTCCTCGTCGCCGATCGCGCGGATCTTCGACTCGAGCCACGCCACGGCGCCCGCGGTGCGATGGACCTCCTCGAGCAGCGCCGCCGCCGGCGCCACCTCACGCGGCAGCCCGAACGTCGCGACGGCAGCCTCCGCCGCGGCCCGCTCGATGCGCCGGCGAGCTGCCGCCTTCGCCTGGGGAGCGCGGCCGCCGTGGGTGCCGCAGACACGTTGGCCCTTCATGGGTCGCTTGCCGCAGGGCTGGCCGTCGCTGCGGTGGCTGCTGCAGCGTTCATGGGTCTGGCCGCAGGTGGGGCATGCACGGGTCGCGGTCATCGGATGACTCCGGCGGCGCGGAGTTCGGGGATGGTGGGTTCGATGGGTGGGGGTGTCCAGCGTTCGGAGACGATGCGGGCGGTCTTGCAGGGGCCGCAGGCGAGTTCGGTTCCGCCGGGGTGCTTGCGGCACCAGGGTTCAGGGCGTGTGCGTGCAGTGAGCGTTGACGATGCCTCCCCCTCCTTCTCCCCTTCCCCCTCCCCCTCCTGCCGGGAGTCTCCGTGGAGTCGTTCAGTGAGCGATTCAGTGAGTCGTTCGTGAGTGGGGCAGGGTGGGATCACGGAGGGTGTGGGGCGGTTGGGCTTCTGGTGCTCGCGCCAGTTCACGGCGTGCATGTAGTGCTCGCCGTCGACCTCGTACCTGCACAGGGGAGCGGGGCGGGCGGGGTTCGAGCTGGTGGTGAAGAGGTCGAGCCAGTGGCGCATCTTCTTCTCGGTGACGTCGCGGTCGAGGGGGAAGAGGTCGGCGAGGATGAGGCGGACGTCGTCGATGCCGCGGCCGTAGTCGTCGAGGTAGCCCCAGAGGAGCACCCAGGCGTAGCGGGCTTCGCGGGGCCAGGCGGCGACGACGCGGCTGGTCCTGAGGGAGGGCTTCACGGAGCGGATCCGTGCCATCAGCGGTGGGCCTCGCATTCGGTGTCGTGCTGGCGGAGCCAGCGGTATGCCTCGGCGGAGCGGGGGGTCCAGAAGGCGGGGGCGTCGCAGCGTCGGCACCAGGCCCAGAACTTCCGGGTCTGGGCGTCGTAGCCGGTGCGGTCGCCCCCGCCTTCGGTGGTCACTGCTCGGCCAGCAGTTCGAGCTCGACGTCGGAGGGCTGGTAGCCGAGGAGCTGGGCGATCTCGATCGACTCTCGGTGGGCGCCCTCCCAGGCGTTCCCACTGTCGAGGGTGAGCGTGAACGAGAGGACCACGAGGGCCTTCCACGCCTGCGGCTCGGTGAGCTGGGTTGCCCAGGCCTTGAGCGCGTCGATGACGTCCTGGTCCCAGTACTTCTTGCCGTCCGGGGTGGCCGGGGCGCCGATCAGTGTGAGCTCGGCGTCGTCGTCGTGGCCGTTCTGGACGTGGTCGAGCACGATGAGGCGGAGGATGCCGAGGCGCTCGGTGTCGCTGAGGACGAGCTTGTCGAGGCGGTCGCAGAGCCAGTCGGAGCGGACCTTGCGGGCGGTCTCGAGCTCGGAGGCCCGTGCCTCGCGCTGCTCGCGCGCGGCGATCGCCTCGGGCGAGTTGCCGTAGAGGGGCGGGCGGTCGTCGGCGGTGCGGGGCTCGCAGACGGACCAGTTGTGGTCGCCGAGCTTGCGGACGACGTGGGGTCCGGTGAGCGAGTCGAGGGCCTTCTCGAGCGCGGCGATCGACTTCGGGGCGTTCCAGTCCTGCAGGACGGCGCGGCCGCAGGCGTTCCAGTCGTCGGTGATGGTCCAGTCGTCGGTGGCGTCGGCGTGGGCGACGACGACGGCGAGCTGCTCGCGGGCGCGCGCGTTGTCGCGGGCGCGCTGGACGGCGTAGGGGAACTGCGGGGTGCCGACGGTCTTGACGATGCTGGCGTAGTCCTTGGTGCCGACGAACGCGGTGAGAGTGTTGGCCTCCTGCAGGGTGATCTGCCCGTCGTGGATGCGGTCTCGGGTCTTGTCGGGCAGCTTCGCGAGCGCGAGGCGGCCCTTGATGGTCTTCGTGGACTTGCCAGTGGCCTTGGCGACCTTCGCGACGGTGTAGGTGGGGAAGTCGAGGAGGGCCTGGTAGGCCTCGGCCTCCTCGATGGGGCTGAGGTCGACGCGCTGCCCGTTCTCGATGACCATCGCCTCGAGCTGCTTGGCGGGGGTGTCGAGGTCTTCGCGCAGTACTGCAGAGACGGTGGTGAGGCCGGCCTGCTTCGCGGCGGCGTGGCGGCGGTGCCCCGCGATGATGCGGTACTGCGTGCCGTTCAGCGGGGCGACGACGAGGGGCTCGAGGACGCCCTTGGCCTTGATGCTGGCGGCGAGGTCGTCGAGGTCGCGCAGCTGGTGGCGGGGGTTCGCACCGTGAGGGACGAGGCGCGTCAGGGGGACCTCGGGCAGGAACGTCGTCGTCACGAGGTCACCTGCTCGCGGTTGTCGATCGCGTCGACCCAGCGGATCGCGACGGCCGCGACCTGCAGGAGCTCCCTGCGGAGCGCGGCGGGGTCGTCCTCGGCGAGGGCCTCGTAGACCTCCTCGAGGAGGATGTGCCACCAGGTGCCGAGGCCGGCAGCGAACGCGTCCTGGCAGTCCTCGCGGGCGTCGTCGGCTGAGAGTCTCGCGGCCTCGCCGCCGGTGCCGTCGGGTACGTCGTACTGGCGCCCGAACTTCTCCTCGGCGCGGGCCGCCTCCTCGAGGAGGTCTACGAGGAGTTCCGCAGCCCGCTCGAGCGCGGCGATGTCATCGGCGGTGAGCAGAGCGTCTACCGCGGGTGTGTTGGTTGTCATGCGGGGTGTCTCCTGTCGGTGGGAACCGGGTCGTGCTCGTCCTCGAAGTGGCGGGTGCCGGCGAGGTACGCGGCGTGGGAGTTCTGCGCGAAGCCGTGGGCTCCGCAGGTCGGGCAGCGCCACCGGTAGCGGCGGGCTGGTGGTCCGGCGCCGGTGTTGCGCTGAGCGCCGGACAGCGGGGGGCTCACCCGGCCGCGGCCGCCGGTGGCGTCCAGTGCGGTCGGCCACGGCGGTCACGGGCTCGCTGGTAGGCGCGCTCGGCGATGACGCACTCGGCGCAGGGGTCCTCACGGCGGGCCTTGTGCCTCATGTAGGCGGCGTGGGTGCCGCACGGCTGCAGGACCCGGCCGGGGCGGCGCACGACGTCGTCGCCGTTCGCGATGGCCACCTGCGCGCGAAGCCGAAGACCACGCGGGTCCTGGACGAGCTGCCACTGCACCGGGCCGGCTTGCGAGTACCGCTCAGCGCGCACCGCGGCTGCGAGGTCGATCGTCGCCGCGCCGATGAGGTCCGCGAGTGTGATGCGGGAGTCGAGGATGGGCCACGTCATCCGGTAGGTCGCCTTCACCGCGGGTCACCCACCCACACGTAGGTGCGGTGGATCTTCCCTGCGTTGCCGCCTGCGACGTCGTCGCTGACCTCGGTGAGGCCGTCGTAGGACAGGTGACCGCTCAGGCGCAGCGACCTGTACACCTGGCCGACCAGGTGGTGCAGGTCCCGGGGGAGGCCCGTGAGGCGGGTCCGGACAGCGTTCTGCGTTACGCGGCCACCGTGCAGGACCGCGGTGGTGCGGATCGCGTCCTCGATGAGCTGGCGCGCCTGCTCCTGACGGTCGATGCCCTCGGTGTGGATGTCGAGGGCGAGCTGCGCGGTCATGCCGCACCGGCCTGGGCGGCGCGGAACGCCTCGATGAGCTCGTTGGTGGGGCGGCCATGGCCGAACTTCCGCCACGGGTGGCCGTTGGCCTGACACCACTCGTCGAGCTCGCGGTAGTCCACGCCGATCGGGCCACGCTTCGCGCCGGCCTTCGGCTCAGTCGTGCGGGCTCGGATCGGGCGGTCCCCGCGGAGGGCCTCCTTCTCCTTCGCGATCTGCGCTTCGAGCTCCGCGATGCGCCGGCGCGCCTCGGCCTCCCGCTCGACCTTCGCGCGCTTCTCGGCCTCGGCCTCCCGGTGCGCGATGACGTGCTCCGCGAGGGTGTCGAGGGCCTGCTGCGCCTTGTCCGCGAGGTGGCGGACGCGGGCGTTGCTTGAGGCACGTCCTTCTTCGATGAGGTCCCTCGTCGCCGGCCGGACCGGGGCCTGGCCGACCCAGTCCTGCGGTTCGGCGCGGGGCGCGGTGCGCTCGCTGGCATTCGCGAGCACGACACCGGTCGGCTTCGGCTTCGGCTGCGCGGGTCGCTGGAACTTCTGCGACGAGACGTTGAGGGCGTAGCCCATCTCGCGGGCGAGGTCCTTGATCTCGCTCTCGGGCCAGCCGGTCAACGACGCGATCACGGACAGGGGCCGGATGCCGTCGACGATGTGCCGGGCGACGGTGTCCTGGGACGTCTTGGAGCCCATGGTCAGTCCTCCTCGGGGGCGGGAGTGGTCGTCATGCGGTCGGCGTCGTCGGCCTCATCGGCGCGGCGGTACGCGGCGAGCAGGTCTTCCTTGCGGTGCAGCTGCTCGGTGAGGCTGCGGACCTGGGCTTCGAGGCCGTTGACCTTGGTCCGCAGGTCGTGCAGTTCCGGCAGGTGGTCGCACGGCGGCGAGGGCCACAGCGCGGCGCGCAGGTTGCCGCCGGTGCTGAAGGCGGTCATGACGCACCACCGAGGGACGACTCGACCGGCGGCGCGGCCTGACTGAGACGGCGGTCAAGCGCGCGGAGGAACGCCACCGTGAACGAGCGGTCGAGCGGGGCGTGTGCCTTGCGGCTGGCCGTCCAGCGCTGCGTCTCCTGGTCGAAGCCGCCACCCACGCGGACAGGCGTTGGCGTGAGCCGGCGCGCAGCGCGCACGGTGCGCAGGGCGCCCTGCAAGGTGAACTCGATCAGTCCCCACGACGCCGGCAGCTCGTCGAGCTTCACCACGTCCCGAGGGGCCACCACGGAGAAGTGATCCGCTACGGCGAGTGCTGCTGCCGTCTTGTCGGGGTCGCGCAGCTCACGGAGCCAGTCGCCGCGGGACACCTTGACCTCGTAGACGTGCACCGCGAGGTGCTTGGACTCCCAGGTGTCGATGGCGACGTAGTCGAAGGTGCGGTTGGCGGAGAAGCCGGCGGCGTTGCGGACGTGGCGTGCGCCGATCCAGCGGGTGAGGTCGCGCGGGCCCGGCGTGTGCTTCGCGTCGAGAGCGTCGAGGATGCGGCCTTCGGTGATGGCTTCGCTCATGCTCATCGCGGCCACCCGGTGCGCTCGGCGGCGGCGAGGCCGGCGAGGAACCCGGCGAACGCGATGAGGCCGGCGGCGGCGCCGACGAGGAACGACCGCACGGCGAGGCGCGTCATGACTCGCCCCCGTCGTTGAGGACGACGCCGCACCGGGTGCAGGTGATGGTGCCGTGCCCGTCGGGGTACGAGGCGTCGTGGTCGCACGGGTCGCCCTCGATGGCGCGGCGCAGCGACCCCAGGTGAACCCACGCCTCAAGGTCCGCCATGCCGGGTGAGCCGCCGTAGTTGCGCTCTGCCTGGTCCGCCAGCGCCCGCACCCGGTCGAGGGCATCGCGGGCGTCGTCGCGCTCGTCGTAGACCGAGGCGACTTCCTCGGTCGTCTCCAAGTCCTCGGCCAGCCACACCAGCCGCGTCGCCCCACCGTGGCCGTGGATCACCTCGACGGACTCGACGCCGTTGTCGTGGAACACCACGGAGGTCGGGTTGCCGCCGCGCCAGCGCAGCGCCACCGTGCCGTCCGGGAACGCACACCCGTCAGCGACGACGCCGGTGCCGCTGACCCCTGACACGTCCGTCTCACGCATCAGCACGAACGGTCGGGCGTAGGCGTCGTGGTCGCGAACGGCGAACACAGCCCAGGTCAGGTACTTCGACGCCCGCCGCTCCGCCTCGGCCCGCGCCTCGTCGCGCTCGTCCAGTGCCCGGTGTGCGATCTCGTCGGCGATGCGGTGTGACTCCCGCGCCTCGGTGAGCGCCGCGATGAGGGAGACGAACACGGGGCGGGTGTGGCAGTACCCGTGCGCGTCGTCCTCGTAGTCCCACTCCTCGATGAAGTCGCGGGCGATGGCGACGGCCTTCTCGACGGTCATCCGGTCGTAGTACGGCTGAGCGATGGGGACCACCTCAACCGCGAGGGCTTCCGGTGTCAGGTCGGCGGTCATCGCTTCACCCCCGCGAATGCGGCGAGCAGATCGGCCTTTGCGGACGCGGTACGGCATGAGTCCGGGCCGCTGTGCAGGTCGAGGTGGACGCCGCAGAGCGGACAGAACGGGTCGGCGGTCATGCCTGGCCTCCCTCGGTCGGGGTCGCGGCCCACGGACGGCGGTGACCGCATCGGGTGCAGATGTCGGCCTCGCCGTCCTGCTGGCCGTAGATGTGGACCTCGCAGGTGCGGTCGGTCGGGGTCGCGGCGGTCATCGGTCGAATCCGAACGACTGGAACGCATCGCCACGCTCGGTCGGGGGCGACGACGGGGCGGGCGCAGAGCCCTGCTCCCCTTGGGGAGACTCGCCCCCGCTGCGCGCGGCAGGCGTCGAGCCGTCCGCCCCGTCGTCGGTCTGTGTCCCCTCGGTCGGGGTCGCGGCCTCACGCCGGATGACGCGGGCGGCGGTATCGAGCGCGTCCATCGCGGCCTCGGCGAACGGGTCGCGCGAACCGGGCTCCACGGCGTCGCCGTAGCGGAACAGCCCGCGCTCGTACTCGGCGTGGATGCGCGCACGCTCGGCCTCCACCACCCGCGCGAAGTGCTCCGCGAGGAACGGCACCACGGCAGCGACGGCGTGCTCGACAACGCGCTCCGCGTCGGCGGGACTCAGTAGGTGTTCCATCCGGAGGTTGCCGACAGCCTCGATGCCGAGCCGCTCGGCCTCGGCGATGAACGGGGCGGTCACGACATTCCCCCTCGTGCGACCTCGGCGGCTGCGGCGCGACTCACGAACGGGTCGGGAGGGCTACCGATCTCCCACGTCCAAGGCATCGCCAGGATGTCGGCGGCGATGCGCTCCCGCAGGTCGGCCTCGATGCGCGCCGTGTCGACCACGATGGGACCGCCCTGGCTCACGAGGTAGTCGGGCGTGCGGACGATGCCGTGCTCCCGGTCGTAGGCGTCGAGCGCGGCTACGATGCGCTCAGCCTCGGTGCGAGCCGACACGTCCTCCATGCACGCCTGTCGGATGACGGCGAGAGCGACCTCGGTGCGCGAGCCGGCGGTCACCACGGTGCGCCCATCTCGTCGGCCTCACGGTCGATGTCGTCGTGGACCTCGCCGGCGGACTTGGGGGACAGGGCAGCGAGGATCGCGAGGACGGCGGAGCCCAGCAGGGCGAAGGCGAGGAGCCACAGGACGGCGGTCATCCCTGATCGACCCCCGCCCGGAGCCGCTCGATGATGCGCGCGTGGATCGCCGCGGTGCAGTCCGCACGGTGGCTCAGGTTGCTGCCCCCGCAGAACACGCAGTAGGCCCCGGCCATCAGGACCACCGCCCCTCGAGCAGCTGGTCACGCATGCGGGCCTCGCGGTTCCGCCGCGCCCACACCTCGGCGCGCTGCTGTCGGCGCTGCGCGCGGCGCCGGTCGCGGATCAGCCACACGCCGACGCCCGTCACGACGAGCAGCGACACCACGCCGTGCAGCGGCGATACGGACAGCGCAGCGATCGACCAGGCCAGGCCGGCGGCGAGCATGAGCACCTCGGGGCCGTAGGCGCGGCCGAGGCGCTTCACGTCGTCACCGCCGGGATCGTGTCGATGCGGCAGGCGTGATCGACGAGGCGGAGCATCGCTGCCCACGTCTCGTCGGTCCAGCAGTGGTCGCACCGCTGCGACGCGACGGTGTCGTCGAGGATGTGCGACAGCGCCCACTCGTCGAGCAGCACCCGGACGCCGCCATGCCCGCACCGCGTCGTGGTGTCGGACTCAGGGTCGGTGTCGTGCTGGTGAACCTGCCATGTGCCGCCCCAGTCGAGGGAGACGGGCAGCGGGTCGAGGTGGCACCAGCGCGGGTCGCACGTCCGGCTGATCGGGTGGTGACGCTTCACCACGTCGGCGCTGCTCATGCCGGCACCGCCGTGAGGACCCACCGCGTCGGCGTGACGAGGACGGGGACGCGGTCGATCGAGCCGACCATGAGGCCGCCCTGCCGGTCGATGCGGCCCTCGTCGAGGACGCCCGCGATGGCGTCCTCGATCTCCGTGACGTCCGCGGGGGTGAGGAGGTCGTTGTCGATGACGACATGCACCGGGAACGGGAGGCGCGCGTTGATCGTGACCTCGACGCTGCGGGCGTCGACGACGTCGAGGACGGCCGCGACGGTGCGGGCCAGGTCGGCGTTCGTGTGCAGCATCACTGCTCACCCGCCTCGGCGGCCGGCGGGACCGGGGCGTCCGCGGGTGCGTCGGGCTCGTCGCTGCGGACGATCTCGCCACCGATGACGGCGTGGGACTCGGTCGCCGGATCAGCCTTCGGGTCGAGGTCGACACGGACGGAGTTGTCGGCCTCGATCGCGGTCGCGAGCTCGGTCGACTTCGGCATCCACTTCGACAGCTGCCGCACGCACGTCTTGTGCGCCATGGCCTCGAAGTGGTCCTCCCAGGGGCCGATGATCTTGCCCTCGCGGGTGCGGGACATCGCGAACTGGGAGCGGTAGCCGAGCATCTCGTCGTGGGACGCCACGATGAACGCGTGCCCGCCGGTCGTGAACTTCGCGATCGCGTAGTAGGCGATGGGCTTGCCGCGCTCGCCGGTGATGACGGGCTTGTGCACGAGGGTGTCGGCCAGGCCGTAGTCGACGTCGAAGTGGTCGTTCTCGTAGACGGTGCGGGCGATCAGCGACGCGATCCGGCCGGAGCGGTGCGCGAGATCGACGAGACCCTGGTAGCCGACGATCAGCTGGGCCTCGTACTGCGACCGCCGCGAGTTCCAGAACGGCACCAGCCACGCGTGCCCGAGGACACCGGGGCGCAGGCCGAGCTGCGCGCAGGTCATCAGGCCACCGAGGACGGTCGCGGCCTCGCACTCGGCGAGCTTCGGGGTCTGCCGCAGCGACGTGAGCGCGTCCCGGACGAGCTGGGACGCCTCGGCGCCGCGGGGCATCGCGAGGGCGAACTGCGACTCCATGCGCCGGATCTGCTCGGACATGGGGAGGGTGCCGCCGTTGGCCTGCGCTGCCGCGTTGTCCGCGACGCGCTGGGAGAGTCCGCGTGCCATGTCAGGCCGCCTTCGTGGGACGGAGCACGCGGGCGCGGTGCGCGGCGTACTCGGCGGGGAACTGGGACTTCACGAGGTCGAGGTCGAGCGCCGGCTTCGCGACGGTGCAGGCCTCCGCTGCGTCGGGGTGCGCGGCGGTGAACGCCTTCGTGGAGAAGGTGCCGTTCGCCTTGCACGTCAGGACCGGGACGCCGTCGACGCGGACCTCCTCGGCACCACCGATGAGCTGCCGCAGGTGCGCCTCGGCGTCCTCGACGTCGGTCTCCGCGGCCTTCGCGACTGCCTTCGCCGCGAGCCACCGGTCCAGGACCGGGCGGATCTCGTCGCGGGGAACGTCGATCGACTCGGTGGTCACGGACGAGAACCGCGACTTGATCGGGGCGAGGTCCTTCGCGGTGAGCGGGGTCGGCTCGACGCGGGCGACGACGTGGTCGAACCAGAACCGCTCCTCCATCGCGGTGAGGTCCGCGATGAGCTGCTCGTCGCGGTCGACGCGGCGGATCACGGGGGAGCGGTCGACGAGGGCGAACACCCACGCGTGGGAGCGGCCGGTGACGGCGAGGTAGTGCTGCGTCTGCGCCTCGGCGTGGTCAGCGACCTGGTCGTCGGCCCACTCGTCAGCCATGCGCCACGACGTCGTCTTGCACTCGAGGATGCCGCCGTCGCTGGTGTCGCCGTCGACCGACGCGAGCTGCCAGGGGCGCTGACGGTTCGCGCGCAGACCGGAACGGCGGACCTGGATGCCGGTGAGCTCGGTGAACCAGGCGCGGAGCATCGGCTCGGCACGGCGACCGAACTCGATCGCGTCGGACACGCGGCCGTCGTCGAGGGGGCGCTGCCCGGTCTTGTCGAGCCACAGCTCGTACCGGGACCCGAAGCGGTTGACGCCGGCGACGATGGAGGCGTCGCTGCCGCCGATGCCCTGCCGGCGGGCGGCGAGCCACTCCTCTCGGGGCGCGTCGACGGTGAGCAGGAGAGTGGACTGTGCACCGGCCGGTGTGGCGACGGTGTCGAGAGTGCTGGTCATCGTCTAGCCTTCCTTCTGTCTGAACCCCGGTCCTGGCCTGCGACGGTTGATGGGCCGGGGTTCTGGCTGTCCGTGCTTGGGTGTGCGGTGGGCGCCGAGGGCTCCCATGCGCCTAGGCGCCCACCGCGGTGTCCACGCCCCCGGGGGAGGAGGACGTGGTCTCGTGGCCGGCGATGCGGGCCGCCCACTTCGCGCTGACGCGCTCGGCGGTGGCGGCGAGGTCGCCGGGGGAGCCGGCCGGGCCGCAGATGAGTGCGGCGGCGCGGTCGGCGTCGGGGTAGCAGGCGTCGACGAGGTCGAGGCCGTGCGTGAAGGTCGCGGAGGCCCGCTCGAGCTGCTCGGTCGTGGGCATCAGGCCACGTCCTCGGAGTCGCCGACGACCTCGAAGAGGTCGGAGAACTCGAGCGTCCCGGCGAAGGTCGACAGGCACGCGGCGATGAAGCGCTCGCCGGGGGCGGTGCGGCCGTGCAGGACGCGGGAGAGGGTGGCGGGGTGGACGCCGAGCTCGGTCGCGGCCTGGTCGTCGCTGGTCCAGCCCTTGAGCTTCGCGAACTTCCGGAACTGCGCGGTCCGGAGCCGGATCGTGGCGGCCATCGACACCTCCTCTGCGAGCCGACTTGCTTCCATGTGAGAGACCGTAAACCTGTCCCGACAGATACGCAAGGCTTGAAGATCACGAGTTGCTAACGGGAAAGACAGGCAGGCGTGCAAGGCACCTGACCTGCGTAAAGACACCGGCGTAACTCTGTGACCAGCACCCTTGCGTGCGTGCGTGTCCGACTTGTGCCGACATGGACGCCAGTAACTTCAGGGTCATGAGCACGAACTGGCCGGAGTACCTCAAGGCCGCGATGGAGGCTGCAGGCGTGAAGAGCGCCGCGGACCTGTCACGGCGCACCGGCATCGGGGAGGCGCAGATCAGCCGATGGCTGCGCGGCCAGAACCAGACCGAGATGCCGATGCTCAGGCGCCTCTCGCCTGTCCTCAAAGTCCCACTGCTCGAGCTCGCCGTCGCGGCCGGTCACATCGAGCCGGCCGAGGCCCGCATGAAGGACCTCCCGACACCGCCACCGGTGCCTGTGGGTGCCGGGGTAGACCCTGACGTCCTCGCCGACCTCGCGGCCGCCAGCCCAGAGGTCATCGAGGCCGTCCGAGCACTGATCCGAGCAACGAAGGGGTGAACCGCGCATGGGGGAGCGGTACGACCCGTGGCGAGACCTGGCACAGCGCACGGACCTCACGTTCGTCGTGACCCGACTCCCCGTCGGTGAGGCCTGGTACTTCCACGACATCCGAGGCATCGCCATCGACGACCGCCTCGACAAGGTCCGACGCCGCTGCGCCCTCGCACACGAGCTCGCGCACATCGACCTCGGCCACCACACCCAGACCGCCGGCTGCGGCGCCGGCACCAGCCGCATCGCGCGCCGCCGCGAAGTCCACGCCGACCAGCTCGCCGCGGAACGTCTCATCACCGTCGACGACCTCGCCGAAGCGTTCCGCTGGGTCCACGTCGTCGGCCCGGAGGAAGCAGCCGCCGAGCTCGGCGTCACCACCGAACTCGTGAAGCGGCGCGTGAAGACCCTCACCGCCGAGGAGAAGGCCTACATCGAAGCCCGACAGTGGGGGAGAACAGCATGAGCAAGACTGACCTGAACAAGCGCGAGCTCGTCGCCGTCGGGGATGCACTCGCCGAGATGCGCAGCCCGGTGACGCGATCCGCGCTGCCCATGGCCGGCGGCCTGTTCCTCGGGCTCGTGGGAAGCGTCCTGACGGTCATCGGCACACGGGACCTCTTCATCCTCGGCGGCATCCTCGCCCTCGTCGGCACGCTGCTCGTGATCTTCGGCGTCTACCAACTCGGCCGGAACGTCGACCGCGCCGCGCTCGCCTCCGACGCCGTGCTCGCCGTGGTCCTGCGCATCGAGGGTCTGCTCGAGCGTGACGACGACTCGGGGGACCAGGCATGAAGAACGCGATCGTCGTGACAGCGGCCATCATCAGCGTGACGCTCGTCGGCTGCTCGAGCCCAGCGAGCACGGCGACACCGACCGCGCCTCCTTCGAGTGCGGCTGCGGACACGCCTAGCGCGACACCGACACCGACCACGTCGTCGCCGACCCCCTCTCCGAGCGCCAGCGCGTCCGTGTTCACCAAGCAGCAGGCAGCCGCCTACTACCTCTCGGTGATCTGCCCGAGCAACGCATCCATCGACGCGGTGTCAGACGCCGTGTTCGGCAAGAAGAAGACCGTCTACTTCCTCGAGTTCTCCAAGGCCAAGCGGGACAAGGTCCGCAAGAAGGCCAAGGCCGCAGCAGCGGCGAGCCGTCTGGCCGCGTCGCAGCTCGACGGCCCCCCATCCGCATGGCCCCCGAACGTGCGGAAGTCCATGGACAAGCTCGTCGTCGAGATGCTCAAGAGCTACGAGTGGTACGCGAACCTCGGCGCTGCCAAGTCCAACTCGACCCTCCTCGCTCGCTGGAACACCGACCTCAAGTCCTCCGGCGCGGCGCAGCTCATCCGCCTGCGCCTCGGCCTTCCCGCCACGGGCAAGGGGTGCCCCAAGACGTGACACTCACCTCCCAGGAACACGCGAGTGGCGCACGCGCAGTGATCTACGTGCGGCAGTCGGTGGCGCGTGAGGAGTCGATCAGCCTCGAGCTGCAGGAAGCAGCCTGCCGCGAGTACGCGACCCGGCACGGGTACAGCGTCGTCGACGTCATCGCCGACCCCGGTGTCTCCGGGCTGAAGTGGGAGCGCCGCCCGGGCATCCAGCGGGTCATGGCGATGGTCACCGACCGTGCCGCCGACGTCGTCCTCGTGTGGCGCTGGTCGAGGCTGTCCCGGCAGCGGCTGCACCAGGCCGTCGCGCTGGACACCATCGAGCGCGCCGGCGGCCGGGTCGAGTCCGCGACAGAGCCGTTCGACACGAGCACCGCCGGCGGCGAGTTCGGTCGCGACGTCATGCTCGCCGCAGCGCACTTCGAGTCCCGGCAGAAGTCCGAGCAGTGGCGCGAGACCCACGCCCGCCGCCTCGCCCTCGGCCTGCCGTCCCGGGGCGGCGACCGGTACGGCTACGACCGCGACGGCGACACCTACCGGCCGAACCCGACCACCGGCCCCGTGCTCGCCGGCATGTACGCCGACTACATCTCCGGCCTCGGGTTCACCGCGATCGCCGCCGGCCTCAACGCCGCCGGACACCGCACCAGCCGCGGCAACCCCTGGACCTCCGACCGGGTCTCCCGCACCCTCGACTCCGGGTTCGGCGCCGGGCTGAACGCCCGCGGTACCGGCCCCCGGGCCACCCACACACCCGGCGTCCACCCGCCCGTCATCGACGCAGACACGTGGGCTGCATATATACGTGTCCGCGGAGCCCGCGCCGGGCAGCCACCGAAGACCACCACGCCCGCGTACCTACTCACCGGGCTCATCGTCTGCGGAGACTGCGGCCGCCCCATGTGGGCCAACCGCCTCGGCCGCCACGCCGGCTACGGCTACGTCTGCTCCACCTGGCAGCGCTCCCGGACCTGCCGCTGCGTCACCGTGTCCCGCGCCAAGGCCGAGCGGGCACTCGTCTCCTGGCTCGAGCAGGTCGCCGGCGACGTCGTCGAGGAGCAGCGCGTCACCCGGCAACGCGCCGCCACTCACCAGCGCGCCGACGAGCAGCTCGACCGCGCGACCCGGCAGCTCGACACCACCCGCGCCCGCCTCGCGAAGCTCACCCTCGGCTGGACCGACGGGCTCGTCCCCGACAGCGCCTACGCCACCGCCCGCGACGAGCTCCTCACCCTCGAGCAGGACCTCACCGCACGCATCACCACCGCCACCCACGAAGCCACCGTCACGCGGCTGCCCGCGGCGCCGATCGCGCGCCGACTCCTCGACGAGTGGGACGACCTCCCGCTCGCGATCCGCCGCGAGATCGCGTCGGGGCTGGTCGCCCGCGTCGTCGTGAACCGGCCCCCCGACCGCGGCCCCGTCACGGTCACCGTCGAACCTCGCTGACTCACTCATCCCGTTCCACGGCGTCGTCACTCGACGACGCACGTGAAACATAGTTTCCCGGCTGGCCTGTCGGACCCCGGCCGTACCGTTCGCACCATGCACCGTCCGCTGAGCGACCTCGAGCGCTCCCTGCTCGACTTCGCCGGCCTGACGTGGCGCTCGCGAGGCTTGCAGGAGCAGGAGATCCGCCGCCGCTTCGACCTGTCCGCGACCCGGTACTGGCAGCTCG